CATGAGCAAAAGCACGCCCGGACGCCAGCGCTCCCGAGCCCGGGAGACCGATTCCCGTCGCAAGCGTGGGCCGATGGTTTCCAAGGCCGCCAAGCGGCTGGAGGCCCGGATCAAGGTCTACGCCGACGCCCGAGAGGCCCTGGATCCGGGGCGACGCTGCCCCGGGTCCTTGAAGCAACGAACCAACTGAGAAGGAGCAACCCGACATGATCGAAGTCATCACCATCCTGGGCCTGGCGGCCGGCGCCGGCTGGCTGCTGTCCCGCCTGACCGAGGGCCGTCGCCCCGGCGAGGCCCCGGCCCCCGAGGCCGACCCCATCGAGCTGGCCGCGTGAGGCGGGCTCTCCTGGTCCTGGCGCTGGTCGCGGGCTCGTTGCTCGCGGCCGCCCCGGCCGATGCCCACACCCCCAACCCCCAGGCCACCTGGGCCTGTGGCGCCACCAGGGAGCGGGCCAGCGTCATCCTGACCCACGCCCATCCGGTCGACATCTCCGTTACGCACGTGACCGCCTCGTGCTTCGGGCTCTCATCGTCTCCGGCTGAGGTCTGCAACTGGGCCGCCATCCTGTGGTGGAACGGGCAGACCTCGGTGGCCAGCGCCTACCACTGCACGCTGATCCCATCATGACCAGGCGACTGGCCATTCTGGCCGCGGTGCTCGGGCTCGTGCTGAGCCTGAGCCCTGCCCCGGTCTCGGCTGACATCGCTCCGGCTGGGTTCTGGTGCGCTGCGCACCGGCCCCACGGAGACTCCGACATCGTGGCCCAGGCCTACTACCACGACATGTTCGGCGGGAGCCCCACCACCGGCCCCTGGGTCCACGTGCGTTGCCAGACCCACGGCCCCTTTGGCACGGGCTCGGAGGAGATCCACTACTACTGCGTTCACATCCGCTCTGACCAGTCGAGCTACTGGCACCCCGGCGCAAGCCCGTGGTGCCCGTCCCATGGGGCTGGAAGCGGCCCAGCCTGATCCGCTGCTAACCTGCCCAGCGCGGGTTGCACAACTGCCGAGCGGGGCCCCGGGCCAACGGTCCGGGGCTCTCTCGCGCCTATCCTGACTTCGTGGCTCTCCTCCCCGAACGCTGGCGCCGGCCCCAGGCCGCGGTCCCGGCTCCGTCCAGGACTCGGACCATCTTCAGCGGCCAGGTGGGATCGGAGGGATTGTTCTTCGGCGGGCTCCAGGCTGCTGACGCCCTGCTCGATCAGATCGCCGGGCTCGGGGCGGATCGGGTCTCGCGCCGTGACGCCCTGAAGGCCATGGCCGTGCTCCGGGCCCGGAACCTTCTCGCTGGCGTGCCCGCCACGCTCCCCATCGACCTCCGCAACCGCAAGCGGGAGCTGGATGATCGCAACTGGCTGGGCGTCCAGCCCAACGACAAGATCGAAGACACCGTCACCTACGCGTCCACCTTCGAGGATCTGTTCTTCGAGGGGACCAGCTACTGGCGGATCACCCGCTGGGGCTCGGACCGCTTCCCGCTGGAGGGCGAGCACATCGACCACCGGGCGGTCTCCCAGGGCTCCACCCTCTCGATGCCGTCCCGGGCCATCTCCGAGGATCTTCAGTTCGCCCCGGATGACCCCATCTTCGTGGATGGCGTGTACGCCCCGGACGCCATCCGCTTCACCAGCCCCAACCCTCCGCTGCTGGCGCACGCCGGCAAGGCGATCCGCACCATCCTGCTGCTGGACCGCACGGCGGGCGACTACGCCAACAACCCTCTCCCCTTCGGCTACTTCAAGGACTCGGCCGATGAGGAGCCCATGGAGGACGAAGAGATCCGGGCCAAGCTGAACGAGTGGGAGCGGGCCCGGCGCGAGCGAGTCTGGGGCTACGTGGAGTCAGGCATGGAGCTGAACATGTTGGAGTGGCCCACACCCCAGGAACTTCAGCTCATCGAGGCCCGTAACCACGCCGTGCTGGAGATCGCCAGGGCGGCCGGGCTCATGCCCGAGGACCTGGCCACGGCGATCGAGGGGACGTCCAAGACATACCAGAACGCCGAGCAGAAGCGGCTGGACCTCATCGACTTCACGTTGATGCCGTACCTGTCCAGCGTCCAGGACCGCCTCTCGATGAATGACATCACCCCCCAGGGACTCTTCGCCAAGTTCCGGGTTAGCGCCTTCGCCCGCTCGGACACCAAGTCCAGGTTTGAGGCCTACAAGATCGCCCTGGAAGCCAAGTTCATGACCATCGATGAGGTCCGCCGCTCCGAGGACTGGCCCGACCTCACGGCCGCCCAGAAGCGGGAGTTGAACGAGGCCGCCAAGGCCAAGATCCCACCCCAGCTCCAGCCTGCCCAGAACGGCAACGGAGACCAGCCCGAGCCCAACGGCAACGGGCGAGAGCCCATCGGAGTGAATGGCAATGGCCGCAACAACTGACGACAGCATCCAGGTGGATCTCTCCCTGGAGCTGAAGCTGGATCCCGATACCACCCCTCAGTTCAAGGTCGACCGGGGCCAGCGGCGAATCGCCGGACTGGTCATGCCGTGGGGAGTCGTCGCCACCGATGCCCGCGGCATGGGCCAGTGGCGCTTCCAACAGGGCTCGTTGAACTGGAGCCACGTCCGCCGGGTCAAGCTGCTGCGCGACCACGACATCTCCCAGCCCGTGGGCGTGGCCATCTCCCTGGAGACTCGGCCCGCTGGGCTCTGGGGTGTCTTCCAGGTTGCCCGAGGCAAGGAAGGCGACGAAGTCCTGACCCTGGCCGAGGATGGGATCCTGGACGGTTTCAGCGCCGGCCCCGTCATCGAGGCGGACGGCTGGGAGATGGATTCCCAGGCCCGTGGCGTCAGGAACGTCTTCAGCGGACAGCTGAAGGAGGTCACCGTCACCGCTATGCCCGCATACGATGACGCTAGAGTTACCCACGTGGCCGCAAGTGTGCGGATGCCCCCCGAGAACCCGGAGATGGCGATGGCCGACAAGGACGACAAGGACAAGGGCACCGGAGGCGGAGCGGTCACGCTCGACAACGTCGACGCGGCCATGGTCAAGTTCACCGAGGACCTGGACGCCAAGTTCTCGCTGATCGCCGACAAGATGGCGGAGACGCAGGGGAACGCCATCGAGAAGATGGCTGAGACCTACGACAAGGTGGTCACCGACGCCCTGGCCGCCAGCTTCGCCCGGCTGGAGGGCCCCAACGCAGCGATCGATCAGCAGTTCGCCGCGGCCCGCATGAAGGTCGTCTCCGAGGCCCCGGTCTACCGCTTCGACTCGGACCCCCGTGGGACCTCGATGGTGCGGGACTTCTGGAAGGCCAACACCGAGCGGGACCACGAGGCCATCGAGCGGCTTCGGCGCTTCCAGGCCCAGCAGCGCGACATGGTGGCCCTGCTCCAGCGGATGCCGCCCGAGTCCCGGGCCATGTTCGATGTGACGCAGGGCAACGCCAGCCAGGTCATCCCCCCTGGCTACCGGCCCGACCTCTTCGTCAACGAGCTGCGGCGGAACCGCCCGCTCGTCTCCAAGCTGTCCAAGGGCACGATCACCGACGCCACGCCGTTCACCGTGCCGCGCTTCGTCAGCTCCACCACGGCGACCGCGGACCACGTGGAGGGTGTCAACCCGGCCGAGGGCTCGATGGTGCTCGATGCCCTGACCGTCACCCCCGGCTCGGTCTCGGGCCGCTTCGATCTCACCCGTGAGATCGTGGACGCCTCCAACCCGGCGATCGACGCCATCGCCCTGGCGACCATGCGGGAGAGCTACAACCGCCAGACCGAGCAGAAGACGTACACCGAGCTGAACATCAACGCCAACGTGGGCGTCTTCAACCCGGGCGTGATCGCCGACCTGACGTCAGCTGTTCCCGCCACCCTGGCCGCGGCCCAGCTCCTGGCGCTGAAGAACATCCGCAACCTCCTGGCCCGGTACCCCTTCACCCGGTTCAGCTCGCCCACCGGGGCGGCCATGGGCCAGCTCATCACGGTGGCCATGTCCGACGCGGTCGACAGCACCGGCCGCCCGCTGCTCCCCAGCGTGGGTGCCACCAACACCGCTGGCCTCGGCAACGCAGTGGACCAGGGCTGGTTCGTGGACGGGCTGGCCTTCACTCCGGCCTGGGCCATGACGCAGGCCGTGGGCGATGAACTGGCGCTCATCATCAACTCGGCCGACGCCTGGGTCTGGGAGTCCCCCCTCCTGACCTTCCGCTTCGAGGAGAAGCAGGGCCCGGCCGTCATCGAGCTGGCGCTGTTCGCCTACTTCGCCACCAAGGTCCTCCGTCCGGCCGGCATCTTCTCCATCCGGGGCACCTGATCATGGAGCGGATCGACTACGAGGCCAAGACGGTCCCCCAGCTCCGCACGGAGCTGGTGGGTCGCGGCCTCGATGACGCGGGCAACAAGCCCGACCTGGTCGACCGCCTGGTCGACGCGGATCGCAAGGCGGCCCAGGCCCAGGCCCAGGCCGAGTCAGACCAGGCCGAGCCCGACTTCGAGCTGATCGATGTGGGCGAGCCCGAGCCCGAGGTCCGCGAGCAGCGCGTGATCCAGGCCGGCGGCCACCAGATCCTGGTGGACGTGGAGCCCGAGCCCGCCCCCGAGATCCTTCAGTGCTCGGTCTGCGGAGCTGAGGGCGGATGC